ACCTATATCTGGGCAGGGGGGGTAAAATCGGGGGCTATGTCTCCCAGGGAGACTTTTGGGTGACGTAAAATCGGCTATGTCACCCGCTGTAAGGCCAGTAAAACCTATACACTCAGAGATTTGGGAGACATGGAGACATAGAAATAGAAAAATTCGCTCGCAGAAATATTTTGTGCCGTGAAAGTTTTTAGAGCAGATCATGTCACTAAGTCTCCCGGCAGCCCGCAAAGTCAATGACAGCAAGGGATAGCGATGGGTGACATAGCGAAATCTATGTCTCCCACATGTCACTCACGGAAATGCTCGAAGTAAAATCCGCAGCTGCATCACACATTTGCGAGATGGAGATCAAACGGCACGGTAGGAGGAAGCCATGGATGGCGAAGAAGAAGGGTCGCAACGAGCGCGAGCTGACCACCGGCAAGTTGAAGAAACCATTTATGAACTATACCACAGACCCCAGATACCACAGCCCGTCATGGAAGGCTACGAGGGAGGCCGTGCTTCAGCGCGATCCCGTGTGCGTTTGGTGTCTCGAGTTGAGCAAGCTGACACCAAGCACGGAGGCGGACCACGTCATACCATCACGACGATTACCAGATTATGAGTTCTACGATCAGAGCAACATTGTCGGTAGCTGCCGCAGCTGCAATTCACGACGAGCATCATACGAAGCCAAGGGTGTGCATTTCGACACCTTCGAAGAATGGGCTAAGTTTTTAAAAAAGAAGAATGCAAAGAATATCAATCCAGGCACGTAAGGTCATAACCGATGCAATAACAGCTTCAGAGATTACAGGTATCTCCGCTGACAATGTTATCCAAGGCTACAGACCCCAGGGCATCGACCCGGCCACTTTATCCGTGAGCATTTTCATCAATGATTCCAATCGCGTGAATGTGCAAACCGGCAACGCGGCAATCATCCACGAAGTAGACTACGCCATCTATGGTGACAAGGTCAGCACCGTGACTGCAAAGATGAGCCAGCTGCTCACGGCGCTCGAAGGTTACAACGACGATCACACCCTGATGCAGTGTACATTGACCAGTACTCAGGTTGAAGTTGAAACGGACGGAGTGACTGGCATCATCAATAGTCGATGGTTTGAGATGAGCGGAGTAGAATCAGAGCTACCTATATGATAGACGATCTCAAAGAGAAGTACGCGCTGAAGAAGCAGCCCAAGAAAGACAAAGAGGTGAAGGCCAAGGAGTCCATAGACCTAAAGCCTATATTCACTTTGGATGAAGAGGGTGAGAAGCTGTTCTATCGTGTCGTGCAATACCTTGAAAAGAGCGACTTGATTGCTGAAGTTGACGTGATCACCGTGACCATGCTTGCGAAGAGCCTAGCCTTGTACATTACGTGCGCCCGCGAGGTACACGACTATGACGATATGGTGCAGGTTTACCAAAACGGAAGTAGCAATGTGAGCGGTGCGTTTACTGCACTGAGCAAAGCGCAGGATCAAGTACTGAAGTTGAGCGCAAAGCTAGGACTGTCACCCATGGACCGCACCCGCATCATGGGAGCGGTGAACAACGTGGAATCCTCAAAGACAAAATCTGCCGAGGGTGATGCAATAGACCAATTGTTGTGAGATGGCAGGGATCGACATATCTGCACTTGATAGATTATGGAGCTACGTTGATGACGTTTTAGAAGATCGCGTAGTCGTGGGCAAGTACGTAAAGCTTGCCTATGAGCGATTTGTACGTGATTTGCGTAGCTCGGAATCTGACGATTACGAGTGGGTATTCGATCCCGAGGAAGCCGCCAGGTACATAAACTTCATAGAGAGGTTTTGCGTTCACACCCGTGGTGAGTTAGCTGGAGAAAAATTTTTTCTAAGCGCATGGCAGGTCGCTTTGTTAGCACAGTTATTCGGGTGGAAACACAAGACACAAGGCTACAGGAGATTCACAACAGCCCATCTATTTGTAGGGCGTAAGTCAGGCAAATCACAACTCGCAAGTGCCATCATACTTGCAATGGCTGTGCTGGATGACGATGGAGCGCCACAGTTTGTGACCGCAGCGACGAAGCGCGATCAAGCCCGTGAGGTTTGGGACGAAGTTGCCCGGTGCATCAAGAGCAGTCCATTGTTGCTAAAGCGTTTCAAGGTACATCGATCGGAGATACTGGGGCCACGCAACGGGACGATTGTCCCTTTAAGTTCCGACAGCTCTACGCTCGACGGTAAATCCCTGAACCTGGCATGCCTTGACGAGATGCACGCAATCAAGGATGGCAACCTTTATAGGGTACTCGCTAGTTCCATGGGTTCAAGAAAGAATCCGCTCATGCTTGCCATCAGTACTGCAGGATTTGTGGTCGATGGTTTAGCTATGCAGTTTGTCAAGGGCGGAAAAGCTGTGCTGGACAACAAAGCTGACAACGAGCGACTGCTGTTCGTTTGCTACGAGGTAGACGAGAATGACAAGTGGGATGATGAAGAGGTGTGGGTCAAGGCGAACCCTGGTTTAGGTTCGAGCATTAGCATGGAGTTCCTGCGGCAGCAGTGTAAGAACGCAAGGCTTTATGGTGGTCGCACCATTACCGAGTTTATGGTCAAGCACTTGAATATATTTGTGGGATCGGAGGATATCTGGATTGAAGATGACATCTGGATGTGTGAAGAGAACTGTCAATCCCCATCTACAGCCCATATTTTGGATGAAAAATCAGAAAAACCCCTGGCTTATTTGGGTCTCGACCTTGCCGCTACGGACGATATTACGGCTTTAGCGGTCTGTTTTGGCGATGATTCCGTGGGTTATGGCCTTGAAATGCACTACTTTTTGCCGGAAAGAGCGGTGCAAAAGAGGCTAGAAAGGGATGAAGCAAGCGTATATAACCGTTTCGAAGAGCTAGAAAACGTCCATATTACGCCCGGAAACGTCACGGATTACGACGTAATTCGGCGTTTAGTGAGCGGAAATTACGTTTTAGATGGCAAAGTTTGCTACGATCCAGACAATCTGAGCGAGAAGTACATGATCAAAGGTGTAGCGTATGACCGTTGGAACAGTTTAAATTTGATACGCGATTTGGAGGGTGATGGTGTACCGTGTGACCCCTTTGGTCAAGGTTTCGCCAGTTTGAGCTTTCCTTCCAAGGCATTAGAGAAGGCTGCACTAGACGGCAAGCTGTTTCATGGCGGAGACGAGGTGTTGCGATGGATGATGGGTAACGTGACGTTGCGAGTAGATCCTAGCGGCAACATCAAACCCGACAAAGGCAAGTCCGGCGATAAGATTGATGGCATGGTTGCGGCCATCATGGGCATCGGGGAGATGCTTACGTTCGAGGAGAAAGAGGAAGACCAAAGCTATGAGTTTTTCATGGCCATCGTTGGCGGAGATAAGTAAGTTAAAACTCCTACGGAAAGCGCACTTTTGCGCGAATGTCTGAAACAAGAAAGAATTTTTTCACACGGATAGCTGATGCTTTTCGAACCCCACAGGTCGAAGAACGCAAGCTCCCAAACTGGCTGACCACGTCACCGTTTGCTTCCGTGATTCCACGAACAGGCATCCAGCAAGGTCAAGATACCCTGCAGCTTTCCGCAGTCTACGCCTGTGTCTCCCGCATTGCAGATACTATTTGCAGCATGGAGGTAGGGGTAGAGAGTATGGGCGCTGATGGCAGTCGTGTTCCACTACAGGACCATCGTCATACGGCGCTTTTGGGTCGTTCCCCCAACCCGCTTATGGGTGCATACGAATTCTGGCAGATGTGCATCAGCGATGCTTTGCTGTACGGCACTGGTCACGCAGTCATCATGCCCGACAAGTCGGAGATGTACTGGGTACCTGCTACAGACATCTCGTACACAGTTGACACCGATTCGGGCAAGCGATTCTACAGCTACACTGGATCTCCCGGTCCAGTTCCACAGGAGCAGATTCTAGAAATCAAAGCTTTCCGTGGGCTTTCTCCTACTTACACTCAGCTTCAAAACCTCAAGACGGCTAAGTCTATCCAGGACTTTGCCCAGACCTTCTTTGATAATGGAGGTATGATGGGTGGTATCCTCAGCACGAAGGAACACCTGAACATCGATCAGATGCGTGAGGCGCAAGCGCGTTGGGAGCAGGAATACATGGGAAGCGGAAATGCGCACAAGGTAGCGA